CAGTACCTTCGGGGTCAAGGATTGAGGTTCCACCTGCTCCTCCTGGTCCACGGCCGGGGTCAGAACGTACACCAGTTGGCGGTGGCGGTACAGGTTTAATAAGTGGAGAATTTTCAAGCTGTGGTCCGTTAAATGCAGCGTGTAATGACTCAGGTGCAATAACTTGGTACCTTCTAAAGTTCCATTCTGTGTCTCTTCTGTCAATTTCCGATTGACCATAAGTATACGTTTCTTGACCTATATTAACAGGTACACAATCTTGAAAAAGCCATACTTTTCTAGGAACAAAACTTCGTTGATTTTGACCTTGATTTTCAGGATCATTCACGGCCAACCTCCGCGGATTATCACCGAAATCTGTACCAGCACGTGTTAAATTGACAACATAGAAATCTGTAGTTATGCTTCTCTCCGGTTGTCGATAAACTAAACCAAGATGTGAAGCTAAAATAATCCAAGGTCTAAGAACAAAATCATTAAACGAGAGAGTTGTTTCTAAAAATTCAATATTAAGAGCAGCAAAAGATTGACGTTGCTGAATAACTGGACCTTTTAAAAACCCTCTATTAACAGGTCCTACAGTATCTATTCCTAATTGTTCAACAGGAATACCAACTGTTTGTGCTAATGCACAGCCATAGGTACCAGTAAAATTACCACCTCCAAAAGATGCTTTTGTTTTATTAACACCCCAATCTAATCCACCTGGGCGCTCACCGTGTGCTTTTAATTGCTCATCAGTAATAAATTGAGGCACTTTGAAGAATACCATCCATAAACTTGTTAAAGGTAATGTTGTTTCCCAGTTCTCTAACATGCTAAAGAAGTTTTGTCTAGGAGTTATTGGAGCTTGGCCAATAGCTGTAGACATATTGTTAATAAAAGCAGTAGCAGCACCGGGAGTAAATTGTTCAGCTGCAGCGACTGTACCTGGAACACGCTTTGCGGCGCCTGGTTGAGGTTGAGGTCCATGAACAACATGGCCAACACTTCCGCCTCCTCCTCTCATTTGTGAATATGGATCTGCCATATAAAATATTTATCCGATAACCCTAGAGTTACCGGATAGATACATTGTTATTTAAGTTTAATATTAGAGAGCTATACCAAGCGATCTTCTTCTCCAGTATTGGTAAGCTAAAGTAGCTGTGAAGTTAACTGGGGCACCTGTACCAGCAGTATCGAATCCAATTTCACCGACTGTAACAGGATAAACACCGACTAATTGATAAGTACGAGTTACATCAAGGTCTTGATTTAATAAACCTAATGTGATAGAAGAGTCCTGATATAAACGATAGGTACCAGTACTTGTTTCATCATCAAAGGTAGAGTTCTGCCAGTTCTCAAAAATGGTTCTAATTATATGGTCACCATCAGCTCTAAACTGAATAGCATAACCTTCAGAACCAGTGTAAGTAGCAGCGCCGGGTACATTAAAAGACAGTCCCATGTAAGGTACAGTCTGATTGTTAATCGCGCGGGCTGGTAGCTGAGCGGTCTGCGCGTAAACTAAGTCGTCTTGCGTGCAAACTGAAAGTCCGCGATCTTGAATATCGACAACGCGGAATTGAAAGTCTCTAGTAAAGTCACGCTCTTGCGCAACTCTATAGAAGTCTTGTATACCTTGATTTATATTAGCCATAGTCTGTAATTATTTAGTTGTTAAGCTATTAATTCGTTAAAGTCTTGGCCAGTTCTTGTTGCGTAGAAGTTAACTAAGATAAACTCAGCAGCACGTACCGGTTTAATATAGATATCTACGATCAATTCGTTCTGATCAATTCTATCAGGTGTATTATTTCTTTCATCACATATGATTAAGAAGTCATACATACCCTGTGTATTTTTAACGTTATTAAATACCGGGTTCAAGTTGTTAACAACCTGAGTCCTTGTTAATAAAGTGTTTGGTTCAAATACGTAGAACTTCATAGAACCTCTAACAAGCTTCTCGAGGTACAAGAACAATCTACGTACATTAATTCTATCAAACGCGCTCGGATTCTTGAACAACGTTTTCTGACCCCAGATACACATACCCTCATTCGGGAACTGATGTACTGGGTTGATTGCTACTTTGTATAACTGATCTCTATGCTTTTGTGTTGGTAACACAGCAAGGTCAGTTACTCCCGGGAATCTACCACGTGTAAATCCGGCAGGGGCAAACCATTGAGCGTATTGAGCGTCGCTGTTAGCCATTGTAGCTGCAGCAAATCCAGAGAACGGGGCCCACATATGACGGTCAGATGTACCATCATAAACTCTACCCCAGTTACCATACACTGAAGCGTAAGATGAATTCACCCCACCAAACGTATGACGCAACGGCCAATAAACTGCCTGTGTAAAGGTCTTAGCCTTATCATCTAATATCTTTAAGTTCTTGCCTTGTACAAAAATGTGTCTTGGGCAATCTGCAATAAACATATGATCTTTTCTCTTATTTTCTGCAAAATCTTTAAACTCATTGAATACTGAGAGATAATCTTGCTGATAATCATAACCATTATCCGTTGATGTAACACCTTCACTAAGTTTATATAAACCGTTAGAGGAACTGTACGATCCAATATTTACAACGCGCTCGTCGTCAAAGATCTCAAGACCGGTTGTACCGTGATCCTTTTCATCTTCAGAGCCTGCAAATACGGTTCCAAGACCAGCTTCAACTGTTAGATCAATATTTACAGTATCGACGTTTTCAATAGTTCTAAATACTCTGTTGAGTTTTGTTGGTACAGCACCAATTACTTTCGAACTAGGATTAGCAGCTTGGAACTTACCTAACGGCATAAGTGCATCAGCGTCTGATGCATTTGCACCGGTCGAGTCAACTAACCCATCAAGGACTGCATCAAATACTCCAAAGCTTCCAGATAAAGAATAAGATGCTGCATCAACCCGGGCTCTTTCACTTAGAACTCTAACAACTTTACTAGGTATATTTGAGCTAGAGTCAAGCCATGTACCGGTCTCAGTTGACATATAAGGGTTAACTAAAACTTCAACGTTTGCAGAATTGTCTTCAACATTACCTAAGAAGAATGAACTCGCAGTACCGCCGTTTTGATTTTGCAATAATCTACGAGCATCTAACGATCCAACGTGAGACTCTGCTAAAACATAATCAAGCTTAACTGTGTCAGTAGCAAATACTGAGGTTCTTAATTTAAATACACCGAGCGTTAATGTATCTGAATATGTAGTGCTTGATATATCGAAACTTGGAATATTTTCCATTGTTTCAGAGACGCTATTGTCGTTGCTCGTTTCAGTACCTGAAAGAGCGAAGTTTCTTCTAGTTTTAGGTACTTCTAATGATAAGTCTGAACTATTTTCCGAAACGGAGAAGTGTTGACGTACCGAATCAAAATTTGTAGCAGGGTTAAACTGTGAGTTATCTGCGAGACCAACATAATAACCTTCATATTTGTCATTAATAGTTGTTCTCGCTTTATTCACAATAACAACACCAGCATGACCCCATGAGGTTTTAGTTGATGAGAATGTATTATTAACTCGAACAAAGTTATACCACGAGAAATTACCTGACGTTAAATCATCATAATTTTCTTTTGAAAGGGAAACTAATGTAGGCTTACAAAGGATATATCCACCAGTAGCAGCAGATAAGCCGGCACCAACTGTACCGTGTGTACCCGCTCCACCGTGGGCTTCAGAAGCACTAGCAGACTGGTTAAATGTTTGATCTCCATCATTATATGGGTAAACAGGGTAGAACAGCGCAGTGTAATCATCGCTCGTACCAAGACCGGCTCCAGTACCGTATGGTAAGCGAGTTGCTAATACACGCGCATCACTGTTAAAGACTGCTTTAGCGGACTGATAAAAATAACGTTCGGCAGCGTTAGTTGGTTTACCATATACAGTCTCAAATTCTGAAAAACTTGTTACTTCAAATACTTCATCGGTAGGTCCTTGCGCTGCAAATCCGGGGATTAACACAGTAGTGCCAGTAGGAATTACTGGACGCAAAGAAAGATCGACTTCATTGATTTCGACGCCTGGAGATTGAATTGTTCTAGCCATAGTTCATAATTATTTATGGCATTTCGACTTGATTTTTCAGAAGACTAAAGTAAATTTACTGTTAGTTGGGAAAAAGAAAATATAAATGAACTTTCTAGCTCGCTAGTATCTCTATGAGAGAAACCAATATCTCCTAACTCAACCGGAAAAGCTTTAGTATATTTAAATTCAATTTGTTTTTTATTATATTCGCTTAGACCATATATGCTGATATCTGTTT